TCAATTAGTGTTTTAGCTTTACGACCAAAACGTACTGCAAGTTCTCCTGTGTGGGTAGTTTGTATTATTTTTAGCTTTGGACTTTTCCCAATCATCCAAGCTGGTAATAGTGTAGATGCAAACTCAGACTTTGTGTGTCTTGGTGGCATATTCACAATTAATCTTTTTATTTCACCTGATGCTAACTTATTAAATTTATCTGCAATTGTTTTGTGGTGTGCACCTTCAATAAATTCAGGCCATATAGTTTTTACAAATGCAAGGAAGTCATTCTGTGCAAGTTCTTTTTTATCTTCTTCTTTGTATTTTACTAATATTTTTTTAAATCTATCTCGGACGTCAGGTGGTAATTTATTTATTTTATCTAAGTCTATTTGCATTTGAAAAATTTTTTGTAAAATTTTTTTACATGTTGATTTTTAAGTCTAAATGAATTTATAGGTATTGACCATGAAAATCAAGCAATATAACCCCAGGTTGTGGGACCCCTGTTACATGTACTAATTAATAATTAAAAAGATTTCGGATTTTGGAATTGGCTTGGTACCTCTATCAGGTAACCCCTGGCCCGTTAGGGCCAGGGGTAAGGAGTTAATCTAGTAACTTATAATAAGCGTCGACGTTATTCTTTTGGAACCATGTCAAACCACTCTGCATTCTGCCATAGTTCTCGTTGACCTCATCTTCTTTTATCTGGTCGTATCTTACTGCCTCTTCCATTGTTAGTTCTACACTAACACCACTGAAAGGATTAGTTCTAGTTATTGTATCTGTCATATCTGGGATCATATAGGATAGATTAAGCATTGTCAATAGCCTTTATTTCTGTTCGAGTCCAACCATATTCACTTGTTACTTTTACAGGGTCCTCGATAGGTGTTTCTAGTGCCTCGGTCCTAGGGTGTAATGCAATGAACTCTTGTATATGTTTACTAATAAAATTATGTAAACAAGTCTGGTCACAAAAATAAAGATAAGGTTTGTAATATTCAGCGCAATGAGGGTTATAAGGTACCTTACGAGTTCTTAAAACTTTAGAACCTTTGACACCACGAACTCTTGTGGTTGTGTTTCTTTTATGACAACGAGGACCATGACACCAATTAAAATCAGTCATATTTTGGCAACCCCTCAAATATCATCATGATACTTGCAAACAATAATAATACTGAAACAATTAAATGTGATGTATGAAATGCAATAATTAAACTTACTTGTGCTAACATTACACCTAATAACATTAATAGTAATCTCATTAGTGCCTCACTTTCCAACTTGTAGTCGCAGTTCTATAACCATGACTATCTAAGTCGTAGTACACGTAGTAAGGCACGCCCTGTTTTGATGTACCATATCTGCTTTTGTCATCATGTTTGCCCTGTCTTGTTATGTGCTTCTTATGTTTAGAAGCCCAATAAGTTATATAAAATGTTTTAGTCATATTTCTTTCCTCTCTTTCTGTCCCTATCCTATACTAGATAGGATAGGGTGTCAATAACTTAATTTACTGATTGTTGCATTTGTTGTTTTGCAATAGCTATTTTTTGATCTCTAGTTAAGACCTCTTTATCCTCCAAAAGACTAGCCAAATTTTCTGGGCTATAAATAGAAAGTGCCATTGAACTACTTTCATTCAACATACTTTCATTTAAAACAACTCCAACTTTATCTGCAAGTGCTTTTGCTTGATCAAATGTTCTATAAGATTTTAAACCTAATCTTAAAGTTCTCATCTTGCCCTCAACATAAGAATACATCTGTTCATGTTCTTTAATTACATTCTCAGCACTTGAATTATACATCTTGAAGAAATTAAAAGTGTTTTCATCAACTTTGAATTGTCTTGAATGGCAATAAGATGTTCCGATTGTCCAAAGCTGAAAATCATTGTCCCATTTTGCTTTAAGTTTAGTTATAGATTTATCTTCATTAGAAGAATTACTAAAACCCAAATAAGTATTTACTGCGCTTTCATCATTGTAATATTTTGGATTTCTTTTTGAGTAGTCATTATCAATAGACAATTTAAAATCAGGATTTAATCCTTTTGCTTTTAATTCATCACGATAATATGCTCTTGCAAAATTTCTACCCATATTAAATCTTACATTAATTTCTTCATCTGTTTGATACTCTTTTCCATTGTCATCAACTTTAGTCGTTGGTCTTTGAACATAGAAACAATTATCCTCATACAACTCACCACCGGCACTATTGTATTTTGCTCTCATTCTTCTAATTGTATCAATATCTTCTTGTGGTTGATGAAACCTTACAACCTTTTCCATTTGCTCTTTTGCTTTCTCTCGGATAAGATCGTATTGTTCTTTTGCCTGTATCAATTTGTCTTTTACTTTATCTTCGTAAAAAGATTGAAACTGATCAGCAACTACTTTTCGCTTTTCTGCGTTAAGTGTTATTTTCTTTTCTTTAGTCATGCTACCTCTTTCTGTATTTATTTTTTGCATGATTTGAAATTAGCACTTGACAATAGGATTGTCAAGCATTATATTTGATTTAGTTTTTATCTGTGGTGTAAAGTAGATTGAAAGAGATCCAAACACACGCACAGGTAGAACTGATCCCTGGTCCGATGGATCTGCTAAACTTGAGTTGGCAATATACTATGGTGAGCCTAATAAAATCTCAAGGTTAAAGATTTCCGGAGGCGTTACGTCGGACCTGGGATCAGTAGCACCGATAGAGAGTGAAAGATCACGTGGTCTTAACTTGTACTGCTGCTGGTCGCTCGCAGGCAGGACCGAAGTAATTCGGGACTGACTGCCTGGAGCAAGAAAGAAATTATGAAAGAAAAAATTTTAATAAATCACTGGCGCTGGCTGCAAGCCAGAGGCTACAAAAAACAAGCGGCAAGCTGCAAGCGTCAAGCCGCAAGCTTGACAAGAAAAAATTATAATGTTATTGTATCCTATAAACTAAAGGAGAAAGATTTATGCAAACAAAAGAAGCATTAAAAATTATAGGCGGCAGCCTGTCTAAGCCTTCAAAGATGCCTGGATGGTCAATAGGTCTTCCTGCCAAAGAGTGCAAGACGGGCTCAAAATTAAGACTAGAACCAAAATCAGTTTGTGCTGATTGTTACGCGCTCAAAGGTTGTTATGTTTTTAAGGTTGTTCAGGATGCACAGTATCGAAGGCTGGCAGCTATACAGGACCCGCAATGGGTGACAGCTATGGTACATTTAATTAATTCTAAAAAGCCTGATGTATTCAGGTGGCATGACAGCGGCGACGTCCAGGATCTAGATCATCTTAAAAAAATTTACAGCGTCTGTAGAGCTACACCGGAAAAGCGTCACTGGCTGCCAACGAGGGAAGCCTGGATAAAGGACCACCTGAACAGCAAGCCAGACAATTTAGTCATACGATTTAGCGCGCCCATGGTAGACCAGCGGGCGCCTCAGTCGTGGCCTAACTCTTCTGAAGTGGTAACTTCAGGGGCCAGCTGTCCCGCAGCTCAACAAGACAATGAATGCAGAGACTGTCGACAATGTTGGGATCCCATGGTAAAAACTATTAAATACGGTAAACACTAAAATGTGGTATCATCCAAAATATTATAAAGAATTACGCAAGCGTAATAAATCGGATCAGGCCATTAGCGAAGAAGCAACAGACGTGTTCGACACTAGCGTGCGCCCTGGTCCGGGCCAACAGCATCAAGCTTCAAGCGTCAAGCACCAAGCTCCTCAAGCTTCAAGCGACAAGCTTCAAGCCCCAAGCAACAAGCATCAAGCTGCAAGCCGCAAGCGACAAGCTCCCTAATTTTATAGCCCTCATAAAGTTTCAAGCCACAAGCATCAGGGGTCTGGACTATAATAAAACTATTCTTAGGATGACGTACATGGAAGCTAATTTGGTGTGGTGAGAACCTCACTTTTTTACTCTTACTTACTTTGAATTCAATTGTAAAAAATGTATTGTTTTTATTGTATGCCAATACATCTGGCGTACCTAAACTGCTTGTATTTTCTATTCTTGTATACGAAATATTAGGTGTGTTTTTCTTAAAATATTGGTAGAATTTTGCCTCTGGTTTCATACTGCATTCAGAGTAAATTGTGTTTATGCTTTTTTCTTAACAGAACCCATTCTCCAACTCTCCGTTGCAATCTCAAACACCAATCTATGTGACTCTCTAGATCCAATTATATTGTTTTCAAACAATGTAATTGAATGGATATCGAAGTGACCATCTGGAGAATGAAACTCTCCTCTTGGTAATTTAACTTGCACCCTAGCGTTCTGACATGTGGGTGATTTTAAAAAATTGTTTAGCTGTTTAGCTAATTCTTGTGCGCTTATCATTGATTGACTTTTACTCTATATTACTCTAAATGTCAAATATGGCAGGAGTACCAAAAAGATTAACAGAAAAGCAACAGAAGTTTGCACAGCTATTGGTGACAAACGAAGGTAGGAAGACACCTACAGAATGTGCTATTGAAGCTGGTTATGATGAAGACTCTGCATATGTAAGAGCATCAGAATTACGTAATCCAAAACTATATCCACTTGTTGTTAAATACATAGGTGAGATCAGAGAAGAATATCAAAAGAAATACGAAGTCAATTATGAAAGACATATATCAGAACTTGGTAAGATACGAGAAGCTGCACTTAAAAAAGGAGCGTTCTCAGCTGCAAACAATGCAGAGGTAGCAAGAGGTAAAGCAGCAGGATTGTATGTTGAACAAAAGATAATTAGAACTGGTAAACTAGATGATATGTCCAAAGAAGAAATGGAAACAGAACTTAAAAAAATTTTAGAAGAAT